ATAGAAGTCTCTACGGCTTTCTTATCCATCCATGCTTCGTGTAGTAATGCACCAAAGTCGTCAAGTCTATTTTCTTTGATGTATCGTGCACCTACATAAGCTTTGTCTCTTGATGCCTTGACGAGATTGAACTTAGTCTCGTCGCTCATTGCAGCTGACTGTTTCTGCAAGATAGAGTTGGCATTACGACCTCTACCAGAATAGACTAACAATAATCTATCTTCAAGATCTGTCCATGTATTACGATTATATGTCATCGGACGAATGTCGACTGTATCGTCTTTATTGAATTCGAATAAGTTCATACCACCGTAAGCTGATGCATACTGATCTTGCTTGCCTACAGGATACCCACACAACTCACGTTCGATGTAATAAGCAGTCTGTGCGAGATACTCTCTCGATACAAGACTCTCGAACTTATTTTGATGTGCTAGTACGTTTACGAGACCCAACGTAAATGCAGACGAAGAACCTAGTCCCGAGCCCTTAGCAAGAATATCAGCGATCGATGCTACAGTTACTTCTTTCTCGATTCCAAAGTGTTTGAAGCTCTCACGCGTGATAGCATGCTGCATTTGCTCCACATCTGGGAATTCTTCGATCGTATCATACATGACCTTAATACCGAGATGTGGAGTCTTATGAAGCATCACATAGATGTATTTGTCGATCGTTACCGACAACGCAGCGCCCCTGTCTTTTTCATAGAACGATGGCATATCACTACCACCGCTAAAGAATGAAATACGAAGTGGTGTCTTAGAGACGATCATTAAGCAGTCCTATAAACAAATTGAGGCTTTGGAATTGCACGTGATGCTTCATCTGGATATTGATTTAGCAATTCACGTAGCATCATTTCCCATTGATTCTTAATACGTTCGATGTTATATCTTGAATCAACAAAAGTTTTATTAAAATGAATCATCGGCTGATGATCACCGTTTCTTACGAAGTTAATAGCAGAGTTGAGGTGATTGATAAAGATATTAGCATGTTTATTTTTATCGTTATCACCCTGATACATGATATTCAGACCACCAGAAGTTTCTGCTAATGCACCGAAGTTAGGATGCACACATACTAATCCTGCTGACATAGATTCTAACATAGCACGACATGAAGTCTCGATCCAGATCGATGGATAAGCAAAGATGTGTGACTTGTTCAGATGATCTTTTAGCTCTTTATTTGGTACGAAGCCGTAGTAAGTCATGTTTGGATGACTACGTACCTTATCATATAAGGGTTCGAACTGCTTATCCATTTCATCCCAACCATAGATCTTAAACGAAGAGAACACGTCGAGATGGATGTCGTTGTGGATTTCACAAAGCTTTTCAAATACAGGAATCAAAAGTTCTAATCCACGCTGAGGCGTAGATGTATAGACGATGTGAATCTTACCGTCGTCTGACTTCTTAAGATCAAAGACTGTATCTGTTGCTGGTTCGATACCAGATTCTAGTACGATCGACTTATTATCGTATTCGATATTATGCATCAACTGATAACGCTGATACTGCCAATTAGAGATAAAGACGAACTTATGCCAGCTGTCTTTAAAAGTTTGATCACGAAACTTAACAGACTCTGGATCTTCAGCAAGATCATGTGCCCAAAAGATTCTGATCTTAGTAGGATCCAGATCACGAGCACGTGAACTAACGATCTGAAAGTTTTCAAGTAATGCAGGATCAATAATTTCAGCTAGCTTACGCTTAGCAATTTCAGTTCCGCCATTAGCATTGACGGAGATTTCATTTTCTTCAAATGCACTCATAGTTTAAACCCGCTCTTCACAGCATCGTCATAGAACATCTGACAGGTCTCACGAGAGAACTGAGTCAAGTCTTTACCAAATCCTTTGACTTTCTTGATCAAGTCTGGTGTCATAGTGATGATGTCACAACCCGACCATTCTGCATGCTTGTAGTTATAAGCTTCACGAGAAGAAGCCCATAAGAACTCTACCTTATCGTCTTCATCTGAGTAGAAAGAATACTGTAAAAGTATAGAACTAACGATCGATTCTGGATCTTCGCCAGCATCTGCAATACGACCAGCAAAAATAGAAACGATCGAAGGCGTCTTACGATTAAGATTTTCTAAAACTTCTTGTGCTTGTTCTACAGTAAACACTGCAGTGATGTTGAGCTTGATACCCTCATCGCTCAGTTGCTTGATAATATCTTTTGTCGACTCACCGTTCGTATACATGACAGGAATCTTTACGTATACTGGATAAGCGGCTGAATCACCCCAGTCACTGATGATACGAGCTTGACGAATGATCTCGTCTGGTGTATCTGCAAAAACTTCAAGAGACAAACAAGTGTCGGGTCGTTGAACAGCGAGATACTTGATAACGTCCTGTGCAAATTGAGCGTAGTCAGTCACACCAGCTTGACGCATTAATGTAGGGTTAGTCGTAAATCCAGTAATTTCTGGATCTTTTGCGGCTTCGATGATACCTTCCATCGCTGCGCCATCTGCATATAATTTAATCATCTCTTGTCAGCTCCGATATAAGAGTACACGCATGCAACGTATTGTCTGCTATGTAATCTGGTTGAATGTGTTGATATTTTTCTGGAGATTGGTAGGGAACTTCGCCTACGTATATCGTATTGAGTTTGCTCTTGTGACCGGCTACGATGTCTTTCCATCGATCACCTATTATATAGCTACTTCCCCGATCGATCTTGTAGCTTTTTATTAACGTTTCTATCATGCCATTGTTTGGTTTATACCAAGCAGAACCACGTTCATAAGCAACCAGACCGTCATCGATACCTAAGTGTTTTATACACATCAGCATCATCATTTTTAGATCCATAGAATTAAGTTTATCGTCTAATACGTCTGGTTGATTGGTGACTACAAAAGTTAGGTAATCGAGTTTACGTATTAGATTGACAGCTTCTTCTACGCCAGTCATAAATTCAAATTCGTCAAAACTCCACGGCGCAGTCATCACACCGTCGTGATTTACCAAATAATTTAATACACCATCTCTATCAAAAAAGACAGCTCGTCTTACCATTTTGTCTGATGAATTTGAAGTTTAGGATGAGAAACTAAGCAATGCCATACCACTGCTTGGAATGCTTCTGAGTGAGGTGTTACACGCTTTGGTTCGATGGGTGGAACTACGACACATACGTCAGCATTGTTTGCTGTATAGCCATCTGACTTGCCTACGATACCAACGATGCTAGCATCCTTAGAACGAGCATACTTGATAGCTTTGATTAGACCTACTGACACATTACGGTCTTCATCACCTCCGCCGACGGATAGAATGAAGATGGTGTCTTTGTAGTTGAGTTTGCTGATTCGGAGATACTCTTCAAATACGGTGTCAAAACCTTCATCATTTGTTCGAGCAGACAACTCTGAAACATTATCTGTTGGTGCGTAAGCTTCGATAGCGCAGAGTTTTCTGAGGTCATTAACCATGTGTGAGGCATTGCCTGCACTGCCGCCAACTCCCAGAATGAAGACACGACCTTCGCTGACATCTCTAGTATTTGCGAGTGTATTAGCAAGAGTTTCTACTTTCTCTGTATTTATAGATGATGCGATGTCAATTACTTCATTGAAATATAAATCACTAAAACTCATACCAAACGACTCCTCAATTCACTACTACTATACATGTGATGTCTACTATTATATATGATTTCTATATTGCGCTGTTCACAAACATCTTGTCCTGTAATGTATGTATTTTTATATTCAACACCAACAAAACGATGTGTGATCGGTTCAATGCCTAATAGGTTAATAAGATCGTGTTCTGTATCATAAACAATAATCTCATCAACATACCTACATGCACGCAGTTGAACATAGCGTTCATAGAGAGATTGAACTGGCTTGTTCTTTTCTGGGCGATCGATCGTCGGATCTGATTGCAATCCAACGATCAAGTAATCACATTGATTTTTACATTCGCGTAGCATCTCGACATGACCTGCATGAAACAGATCGAATGCACTACAAGTAAAACCAATCTTTAACATTATTTGATCACCATATATGTATTTTCACCGTCAGCAGCAGTTTCATTATGCTTCATGAATACTGGATTGCGATCAGCGAACCACTTCTTAAAGTAGTCTGTATTATCGATCGTACCAAAGATCTTAGCCTGATACATGACTAACCACTTCTCTGAGCTGACGATCTTCTCCATGATAGTATCACGAAAATCGATAGGAATTTCACTCAACGACCAAGTAGCGATGACCAAATCAGCGGGTTCAAGATCAGCAGGATCTGAAACGAAGTTAGCATTGATGTCTTGCTTCTTCAGATAATAGTCTTGAATCGTCTGCACTTCAGGAAAATCATAGATCGTATACTTACCAGTAAAACCAAGATCGTGTACGACTGAACACATATCACCGTAACCACCACCGATCTCAACTATGCTCTTACAGTTCTTGATTTCATCAGGCGTAAAACCGCAGATTGCGATGTGTGCTACGTCTTGAATACGTTGCATACTCGTATCATAGTCGTCTGATACTTTAAAAGCATGCTCCATGCCTTCTGGTACACCGATCCAATTTTCTTTCAACGCATAGTCGAAGTCAGAATCATTAAAAGCTGCTGTGAATGCAGCACCCATGAAACGTGCTACACGACCAGTGGTAATGAGCGGTACGTTATGACAGCTTGCCCAAAAACGAAAGCGTGGCAATGGTAGTGTTTGAGTATCATGCGCAAACACTTCACGCATCGTAGGCCAATACTCTGGTCCATTCACCTGTTTGGCCTGAATAGCCTTCTGTGACATCGGTGAATTCTGATCAAAATCAGAGAAAATCAAGCTCATTGTCCACGTTCCTCTTCTACTTTTGCTGCACGAAGCCATTGTAAAATGTTTTCGGGCGATGTTTCACCATACGGATCTTCGTCTACGTCATTACCAAATCCAGGCTCTTGCCACCATGCTTCAATGATACCATCGTCAGCAACGAACGCATAACGCCAAGAACGTACACCAAATCCAAGATTACGTTTCGATACGCACATATTCATGGCGCTTGTGAAGTCAGCATTACCATCAGGAATTACCGTGACGTTCTTCAAGTTCTGTTGCTTTGCCCAGCAATTCATTACAAACGAATCATTGACTGAAATGCAGTAGATGTCATCAACGCCAAGCTCTTTAAACTTGTCATAGTTGTTTTCAAATCCAGGAAGTTGGTAAGTATCGCATGTTGGTGTGAACGCTCCAGGAAGCGAGAACACGATAACTCTCTTACCAGCAAACAATTGAAACGTGTTGATCTTGCTCCAACGGAATGGGTTTGGACCTTGAATAGAGTCATCACGAACACGAACTTTAAATCGTACTGATGGAACTAACGAACCAATACGTTTTATCTCCCATTCATTATTGTTGAAAACAATTTGATCAATAGTGTCACTCATTGTATACCTCAAGCTTGTCGCGTCAGATAGTTAGGGCGAATATACTTGGCGCCGAAATATTGCTTGACCAAATCGATGACGATGTCGGTGTCATACTCTTTGCAAGAGAACACATCGAGGTACATAGCATTACCTCCGTTGCCGTCGTCGGGAACAAAGTGTGCGCAGATATTTGATGTCTCGATCAACTGAACTAGAGTATAACCTGCTTTGTTACCGCTACCAAAGTTTACGATCTGTGGCTCGCCATAGGCAATCATATCGATGTCCTTGACCAGCTGTTTTGTAAAGTAATAGATGTTGTCTCCGTCTGTGATCTTATTATGATCAAGATCGGCGCAATCTAAAATTAAGTGATAACCCCACCAATGTGCCATTTCATTACTCCATATACTTGTTGATAAGTGTGAACTTTTTTTCATCAGACCATTCTGATAGATAATAATTGTCTTCGTTGAATAATTTCAGATATTCTTCTTTGGTAATTTCACGAGTGGAAAAGTCCAACTCACCGAGATGATATTGACTCATCTCTTCTACATTATCGTTATTCAAAACATAATATGTTGCATCATCGATTGTAGCATCATCAGAAATCTCTACAACATAACGATGACGAAACTGCGAGAGAGTTTCAACCATATAGAGTTTGGTCATTTATATTAGTCCGCGTTGATGATTTGAACGTAAGAGACTGATTCGATGCGGAATGAACGCCAGCCGTTGGATACAATATCCCATGCGACGATGACGTCGAGATTCTCTTTCTTCTTATGTTGTTCTTCCATGTAGTTCTTATCATAGTTAGATGGAAGATACTGAGGATCGAGAGTGCAACGCATGACACGTTGCTGACCATTCACCTTAGTGAACGTGACTTCGATGATATGTGTGTGGAGGTCTTTTAGAATTTCATCACGCTTGTACATGCTCATGTCATTACCTATTCAGTTAGTAGTTGCGAAGTTCCATTATCCTGATTAATGCGTTCTGCTAGTTGTGTATAGCCACCGATATAAAATCCATCAACTGTGATGACTGGAAAAGTCTTAGCCGAAGGAAAAAGTTCTAGAAGTTGTTCTCTCGAGAAATCTACATTCAATTTTAGTTCTTGATATGAAATGTTTTTAACTTCTAGTAAGTTCTTTGCGTATGCGCAATAAGAACAATTGTCTCTACTATATATGACTACTCTGTCCATTGTCTGAACTGCTCCATCCAGAATTCGTTGATGTCTGCTTTATCTTGGAAATCATAGCCAAGTTCAATCATATCAAGCGCGACCATCTTTTCCAGATCGCTCATCATGAACTCGTCGATCATCATTACCATCGCTATGTTTTTTATCATCATCTACTCCTATGTATATAAGCTTGCCTTCGCGGTAAAGCTTATAGATGGTTTTACCATCTTCATGTATCAGTATCACATGTTCCTTATTATATCTATCTTTTTGATTTTTGTACACTGTTTTTTACCACAGAAAGTCTAGATTTGTTTTCTTGTTTCTCTTTACCCATCAGAGGTCTAAGAACTTTCTTATCTTTCTCGTCTTCGTATGGTTCTAAATCTAGATCTGGTGGTACTTTTTTGAGATCTTCGTGCCACACTTCTTTGATTTGAGGTTTAAGAAACTCGTCGTAGGCAGACCAC